TAGAAAAACCGCAGGATATAGATAATGACAACTTCCGGCTCAACTGGGTTTACCCTCGACTTTGCAGAAATTGCTGAAGAGGCATGGGAACGCGCTGGGCAGGAAATGCGGACGGGTTACGATCTCAGGACGGCCCGTCGTTCCATGAACTTGATGACCATCGAGTGGCAGAACCGTGGCATCAATATGTGGACGATAGATCAGGGTGCGCTAACCCTGACAGCCGGTTTAAACACCTATGCCCTGCCTTTGGACACCATTGATCTGATGGATCATGTGATCCGCACCGGTAGTAACACGGCGTCTACTCAGTCTGACCTGTCTATCACGCGCATCAGTATGCCGACCTACGCAACAATCCCTAACAAGCTGGCTCAAGGCAGACAGATTCAGGTCTTTGTCCAGTGGATGTCTGGCGTTCTGTCTCCGACCAACTCCACCCTGAGTGGAACAATCACCGCTACAACCACGACTATTACGCTGTCTACGGTTGTCGGGCTTCCCGGTGCCGGGTTTATCAGGATCGATTCTGAGGACATTTACTACGGCTACCTGAGTGGTAACACCTTGGGCGGTGTTTTCAGGGCGCAGAACGGCTCCACAGCAGCCGCGCACACCACCGGAACGGCTATTTACAACCCAAATCTACCGGCGATTACCGTTTGGCTGACACCGGACAACACCCAGACCTATCAGTTCATCTACTGGCGGATGCGTCGGATACAAGATGCTGGGGCTGGGGTGCAGACTGCGGACATGAACTTCCGGTTCCTGCCTTGTGTTGTGGCTGGCTTGGCTTACTACATAGCCATGAAAGTGCCGGATTTAGCGCCTCGTCTGGATATGCTCAAACAGGTATATAACGAGCAGTTTGACCTTGCGGCGGGTGAGGACAGGGAAAAGGCAGCAATCCGGTTTGTACCGCGTCGGATGTATATTAGCGGCGGCGGGTAATGGGTAATAGGTATGCTTCAGGCAAAACAGCGATTGCGATGTGTGATCGTTGCGGGTTTCGTTATCGACTACGAGACCTTAAAACCCTGATTATCAAGACCAAAAACATTAACCTTTTGGTCTGTTCTGAGTGCTGGGAACCAGATCAACCGCAATTGCAGTTGGGCATGTATCCGGTCGATGACCCGCAAGCCCTGAGAAATCCACGGACAGACACGACCTATCGGACCTCTGGAGTGCTTGCAGACGGGTCTCTAGGGGATGGTAGTAGGCAGATTCAGTGGGGTTGGAACCCGATTGGCGGGGCTTCCCTAAATGACGCAGGGCTGACCCCCAACTATTTGACGTTGGATATGCAGTTAGGCACCGTAACAGTAGTGACAACTTAAGGAGCTATTATGAAAAAGTATCTGTCTGGTGGTGATGTCAAGCAGGTCAAAAAGATTGCTGACAAAGAGGTTAAAGGGCATGAAAAGAAGATGCACGGTATGGCTTCTGGCGGGATTTTAGTCCGTGGTGGTAAAGCCCAAACTAAGGGTAAAATGGCTCGCGGCCCAATGGGTTAGGGAGTAGTTTATGAACTACGCAAGTCTCTGCACCAATATTCAAGACATCACTGAGAATACGTTCACAGCGGATCAACTTGCCATGTTCACGCAACAGGCAGAACAGAAGATTTACAACACTGTTCAGATTGCCAACCTGCGTAAGAATGTCACTGGGACTTTGACCAACGGGAACAAGTATCTGGCGGCTCCGCTGGACTTCCTGTCGGTCTATTCGTTGGCGGTATTTCCGACCAGTGGGGACTACACATACCTTATTAACAAGGATGTGAACTTCATGCGTGAAGCTTTCCCCGCCTCTACCGGTGGAACAGGGTTGCCCAAGTATTATGCGATATTTGGCCCAGCTTCTAACGACGTTACTGAATTGACTCTGATTGTTGGCCCGACACCGGATGCCACCTATAACGCAGAGCTTCACTACTACTATTACCCGGAATCCATCGTCACTGCCAGCACGACTTGGCTTGGTGACAATTTCGACTCTGCTTTGCTCAACGGCGCACTGATTGAGGCTATCCGGTTTATGAAGGGCGAAGCGGACGTTATTGCAAACTACGAAAGTCTGTATGTGGCTTCTCTGAAGATGTTGAAGAACCTTGGTGATGGTAAACAGCGTCAGGACGCTTATCGTTCTGGTCAGGTCAGGAATAAGGTTGCTTAATGTCTATCGTCCAAACACTGACTACTAGCTTCAAGGGACAGTTACCCCTTGCTGTCCACGACTTCACAACGGACACGATGAAGCTGGCGTTGTATTTGTCTACCGCCAATCTGGATGCAGACACCACTGTTTACACGGCTACCGGTGAAAGCTCAGGCACAGGCTACACGGCTGGTGGAATTGTTTTGACCAACGCCACTGTCCTGACCTACGGCACAACGGTATATATAGACTTCGATGATGCTGCGTGGGCGGGTGTTTTAACAGCGCGAGGTGGGTTGATATACAACTACTCAAAAGCAAACAAGTCAGTGGCTGTTATAAACTTTGGTGCTGACAAGACTTCAGCCAATACATTCACCGTTCAGATGCCAGCAAACACTTACACTTCTGCGCTCATTAGGATATAGACATGCTAGTCACTACCACAAAAGGCGAAATGGACGATTCCTTGCTGGAGAAGAAGGAAGGTTCTGTTGATAATGATAATGAGTTAACTACGTGGGTCGAGTATTGGCTTGATGGTGAGCTTGTGCATCGTTCGGCTCATGTGACGTTGAAAAAAATGCCTACCTTTGCGGGTGGCGAAACTGCATCAATAGGATAAGGAGCTTAAATTGGCAAATACCCAAAGTATGTGTACTTCGTTTCTTGGTGAACTGATGCTCGGTCAGCACCAACTTGGAACTGCAACGCTTGTTTCTCGCACGAGCTTGACTGCTCCAACCACGGATACCGTTAAGGCGGCTCTGTATTTGGCGTCTGCTACGATCAATGCTGCAACCACTGCCTATACCGTTACTGGAGAAGTTTCAGGCACAGGCTATTCGGCGGGTGGCGTGACGGTTACCAATGCAACGGCCCCTACCTCGACCAATGCTTCGTCTACGGCAGGTGTGGGTTATTGGACTCCTTCAGCATCTATTGTTTACACGACGGTTACTCTGACAACCGCTTTTGACACGGTATTGATCTACAACAGCACTCAGTCAAACAAAGCGATCTCTGTCCATACGTTTGGGTCACAGACTATTACTGCTGGCACTTTTACTTTGACCATGCCGTCTAATACGACCACTACCGCTCTCTTACGCTTGTCCACTACTTAAGGGTGAGCTATGTCTTTAGGCTGGGGGGATAGCACATGGGGTGCTAATGGTTGGGGCGGCACCCTCAGTCTAACCGGCGTAGCAGGAGCGGGTAATGTAGGCACGGTTGGCGCAGACAGAACCGTAGCCTTGACCGGAGTCAGTGCAGCAGGGACAGTAGGAACTGTAGTATTTAGTGTTACACAAGCAGGAACAGGTGATGCAGCAACAGGTTCGGTAGGTTCGATAACGCCAAGTCTGACCATAGCCCTGACAGGGGTTGCTGCAACTGGGGCTGTAGGAACGGTAGTCCAGAGCAAGACGGTAGCTTTAACGGGTGACGCAGCAACTGGGGCGGTTGGAACGGTTGCACTGGGGACAAGAAGTCTCGCGTTAACGGGGAATGTAGCTACTGGTAATGTCGGAACCGTAACGCAGGGTAGCTCTAAAGCTATAACCGGTAATGCCGCATCGGGAGCGGTTGGAACAGCGGTAGCGGGGATTTCGGTAGGCGTAACGGGGGTTGATGCTCTAGCTACAGCCTCTCAAGTTATTGTCCCGTTGCCGTCAAACCAAGCAAATGGTGATGTAGGTAATGTTGTATACGGATTGACCATAGCGTTAACCGGGGTAGAGGCAGCAGGTTCAGCCGGAACAGTTTCTCGCGGGACAACTTCTTTTGCTATCACTGGGGATTCTGCGGGAGGTTATGTGGGCGATACTGTAGCGGTTTACTGGGCATTAATTAACACGGTTCAAAACCCAAACTGGACGCCGGTTACTGATTCACAAACGGCTGGTTGGACTACAATAACGAATACGCAAACCCCAAATTGGGTGGAAGTAACAACTATTTAGTAAGGAATTATTATGACAACAGCCGCAACTACTCTTCTTGGACTAGGTCTTCCGGTTACTGGTGAACTAAGCGGCACTTGGGGTGACGTTGTAAATAACTCCATCACCAATTTGCTGGACACAGCAATTGCCGGAACCACCACTCTTAGTTCAGACGCGGACGTAACGCTTACCACAACGACGCTTGCATCTAACCAAGCGCGTCAAGCCGTTATCCTGTGGACTGCCGGTGGCACCGTTACAAGAGTTATCACCGCCCCTGCTCAAAGCAAATCTTACGTGGTGATTAACGCAACGTCTAGCTCACAGTCTATTAAGCTGGTTGGCGTAGGCCCAACAACTGGCATCACTATCGTGGCTGGCGAAAAGTGCTTTGCGGCGTGGAATGGTTCTGATTTTGTGAAAGTAGGAAATACAAGTGGCGCAGGTGTTTTCTCTACCGTAACCGCCTCTAGCCTCACTTCAGGCCGCGTGACCTACGCTGGCACCGCT